GCACTCGGTGTTGATTTAATATACTTTATGGACACCAATCCACTGGTATACTAAACCAATGTGTATTGTGTATGCACCACTGCAGCAGTACTAACAATAAACATCAAAGACTCACTAAAAAAAAAAGGCGGCGCGGCCCCGTTAGGGGCCGTGCCTTGTTTCTCTTAGGTACGCTTATTTGACTTAGGACGCCCTCTGGGCTTCGGCTTAATTAACCTTGCCGTTACCTTTCCGGTCTCCTTGGCAATCAAAGCCACACTCTCTGGCGATAGTGATATCACCTGAGGTTTAGACTCTAATGAGGCACCAGCTCCATCATCTGCTTGAACCACAGTGATATTAGCTGCTGGTATGCCAGTCTCAGCCGATGCTATTGCATTAACCATCTCGGTATTGCCTGCTTCGATAGCATTACTAATTTGAAGATTAGTATTCATTCGATTGTAAGCATTACCTACCTTCTGAGCTTGTTGCCCAGGGTTGAACGGGTTCCTTAAGTTTGTTACCTTAAGGCCTATGTTCGTAGCAACGACTACTCCGTCATAAGCGCGCTCTAACCATTTGCTCATATGAACTCCTTGTTAGTTAACGTTAAACAGAACATCAAAAAATCAAAAACAACGTAAATCGAAAATCCGAAATCCTATTTCAAAGGGATACCCACCTGTAAAAGGTTGTATATCAAAATCATATAATTTTTTCTCTAAAAGGACTTGGGCAATTAATAGTTTGATACAATTTTGTTTTAGACTTACCTTATAGGGTGGTAGGGAGTGGAAATATAACTGAGAGGTTTAAAAAAAATGAATCCGAATTACAAAAATGAAACAAGAAAAAGTAATACCGAGACTGATACTTGCATGGTTGGTGGGGACGTTCATTATAATGCCGATACGACATGTTTCACCGTTGGCTTTTTATACGATATGTGCGATACTTCTATGGATAGCGATATACAAATTGTCTATGTCTGATGAATAGAAGTGATAATGGTCACGAAACCGCTAGATCAATGAAGACTGCAATCATTGATGATAATGCTGTTATATCGTTAAATATTAAGTGGCTTGCTCAGGTGTGTGTATTGATTGCGGCAACTGTATATGGATATTTACAGGTTGAGTGGCGAATACAAGAACTTGAGCGTAGTATGTCAGAAGCAAGTGATGAAATACAGGAATTGGTAGCAAAACATATTGAAGCTGAAGATGAAAGAATGGTAATCATGGAAGAACAATTGAAATGGTATCAGAAGGAATTTAACATGAATCCTCTGAGCTGGCGTAAGAAGAAGAAGTGAGATTATTACTATTACTATTAATGCTTATTGGGTGTGGTGATGATTATATGACAATCGAACATCGTATAATTGATTCCGACAGTAAGGTTCCTTTGTATTTCTATGCCGAACCAGAACAATCAAGCAATGCAAATACTTGGAGACCGGTGTTTACTTACTTTATTTATTCAGTAGATGAGGGTGAATATGATGCTTATTTCCATGCTTACTGTATGTTGGATGACAGTATAATCTGGTCTGGAGTCCAACCAATAAGAATAGAAGGCGGTAAGAAAATATGGGGTGAATATGTTGCTGAAGCTAATTTTAACCCAGAATGGATAGCAAGTGTAACCCCAATGGCTTATGTAAGTGTTGAGTATGAATAAAATATGGTTTATGTTCCACCATGGCTGATGAAATAAAAGAATTATCTGGATTACCAAGAGAACAACAGGAATTTGTACTTGAAAATTTATCACATGATTATAGTCCGATTGAGATAGATGGTCATATGTATATGATTCCGCAAGAGGTAAATGATTTAATTGATAGTTTAGTAAGTCAAGTCAACGAATTAAGATTTGGAAAAGAAGTCCATTAAAAATAAGACCCATTATGTTTATGATGGGTTGAAAGAGTTTCTAGAGTACAACCCCGGTACAAATGTAGTATTTGACTGGCGTAAAGCCAATGAAGGTGACTGGGTATGGAGCGATGATGATAGAATTGTCCAACTCTTAAAGGTCAGTAAAGATGTTAAACACCCCGGTGATAGAAAGAATTATAAGTATGCCAACGGTTGGGTAAGAACTGTTGTCGGAAGCTTTCTCAATAGGCCAAATGTTAAGATGGATACTGATTTCAGTTCGCACCCAAATAGATATACATTTAGTAAGAAGATAAAAAATACCAATAAAAGGGTAGTCGAAAGAAAGAAAGTAACCAAGAAAGAAAGAGAATTTGCCACCAATATAGTTGTTGGTATGGGAGCAGTAGAAGCATATAAGAACGCATATACAGAATTATCTGATAATAAGGCTAGGAAAAAAGCAACAATACTACTAAAACAGGAGAGAGTAATGAAAGAAATAGAGAAATCAGTTCTAGATGTAGCCAAGGGCCTTGGTATAGACCATGAATACATACTAGGTAAATTAAAAGGATTGGCTGATTATAGTGAAGATGATAACATTATATTACAGTCAACTAAAGAATTAGGTAAGATAGTCGGAACCTCTGGTGCTACCATAAAACAAAGAGAGGTTGGTTTACTTGGTGTCTTCCAAGGCTTTTCGCCAGACGAATTAGAGGGAGCTACGAGAGATCAGAAACAAATATCAGATGGGGAGTCAAAATAATGGTTTGTCCATATTGTACCAGTATGTATGTTAAAAAGGACGGTAAAAAGTTTAATAAGAGTAAAACAAATCAGAAGTTCAAATGTAACTCTTGTTCTAAAAACTTCTCAGTTTCACTTGAATCATCAATACCTGATGAATTTCCGTCAATAAAGCCCGGTGAAGTATTTACCATAAAGTCAAAAGAGAAGCTTCGTATTCACTGTTTAACTGATATTCATGTTGGTGCTGTTGAATTTGACTTGAAGAAGTTTAAGGAAGCTGTTAGAATAATAAAAAGAGATAGAAACGCAAGATGGTTTGGTAATGGAGATTTACTTGAACTTATACCACCGGGATACAAGGCAATCAATCAAAGAGGTCAGAACATTCCACCAGATGAACAATATCTTGCATTTTTAAAACTTGTTGAACCAATAAAGGATAAGTGCCTATTTATACGAGGTGGCAACCACGATTTCCTTAGAAGTTATACCATACTGGACTTTGATGTATGTAAAACTCTAGCTGCTGAGATGAATGTTCCATATTTTCAGTATCCCGGTTATACATCTGTGGACATTGCAGGTTCTGTATGGAATATTGTATCTGGGCATGGTAAGAGCGGAGCAAAGAATGGTGACCTTGAGTTGGATAAGTTATCATCAGTATATTCAGATGGTGATGTGTTCATATTGGGACATAATCATCAGTTATATGCTAAACCAGTTGACTCAATAAAGATAGTAGATGGTGAAGAATCTCTTAGGAGAAGGTGGTATGTCAGGGGTGGTTCATTCCTGCGATATGCTAATTATGCTCGTTATTCTATGTATCCTATTATAAGAACTGGTTGGGTAACAACTGAATTAACCAAAGATGGAATTAAATGTTGGGAGAATTAAATGAACGAAAGTGACTGGAGAGACCCTACAATACCAAGTAAAATAGAATTGCCACTGGATATTGCAATATCTGATTTAAAGAAATATAAGAAGTCGTTACCATATAATTTATATTCACTATCATCTAAACAAGTAACTTACTTAAAAAGAATGATGGCTATTATAGAGGGTATGCAAGTACCTGATAGGATGGTAGAAGATTGAATATAAACAGTCAGAATGTAGATAAAGCCGAAGACGCTTTAAGGCTTGCCAGTAAAGACCTGATTGCATTTGGTAAGTTGTTTTTGGCTGATGACTTCATGCGTAGTGATACTCCATTCTTTCATTACGAGATTGCTGATGTAATTGATGATAAAGAAACAAAACAGGTTGCAATCATTATACCTCGTGGACATGGAAAAACAGTATTAACGAAGGCATCAATATTAAAAGATTTCCTTTTTTGTTCTAAAGAAGACTTTTTATTCTACGCATGGGTATCTGCCACACAGAAACTTAGTGTAGGAAATATGGATTATATAAAGCATCACTTGGATTATAATGATAAAATAAAGTATTATTTTGGAAGTACGAGAGGAAATAAGTGGACAGAAGAAGACATCGAACTAACAAATGGATGTAAATTAATTAGTAAATCAAATGTTTCAGGTATAAGAGGTGGAGCAAAACTCCACAAAAGATATGATTTAATAGTACTGGATGACTTTGAACATGAAGCAAACACAATTACAAGAGAAGCAAGGGATAAGAACGCGAATCTTGTCACTGCTGTTGTCTACCCAGCGCTTGAGCCTCACACTGGCAGGTTACGTGTTAATGGTACTCCCGTACATTACGATTCTTTTATCAACAATTTGCTTACAAGTCATAGTAAAGCTAAAAAGAGTAATAAAGATTTTGCTTGGAATGTAATTACATATAAAGCCATTACTGATGATGGAGCTCCCTTATGGTCTTCATTCTTTAATGCGAAGAAACTGAAAGAGAAGAAGAAGTTCTATTCAGACTCAGGTCAACCACAGAAGTATTTCCAAGAATATATGATGGAAGTAATGAGTGATGAGGACGCAGTTTGGACAAGAAGACATATTAGTTATTGGGATGGTTATTATGAAAATGAGGATGATGTTAATTATATAGTAAAAAATGGGGAACAAATACCGGTTAACATATTTATAGGATGTGACCCCGCAACAGATATTGATACAAAGCATGCTGACTTCTCAGTAATAACTGTAATAGCAATAGATGCAAATAATGAACTATATGTTTTAGAATATGAAAGACATCGTAGTATTCCGACAATCGGGAGTAAGGCTCCAGACACTGGAGAGATAATTGGTAAGAAGGGTGTAGTAGATTATATATTAGAATTACATGAGAAATATCATTGTATATCGTCAACAGTTGAGGATGTAGCTATGAATAGAAGTATATTTCAGGCTCTAAATGATGAAAGAAGGCGCATAAATAGGTTCGATATAGCGGTAATACCTGAGAAACCGGGCGGAACTAATAAGAGAAATCGTATATATAGCGGACTTTCAGCACGTTTTAGCATGGGAACCATTCATTTGCGTAAGAATATGTTTGATTTAATCAATGAAATAGTTACTTTTGGCCCCAAAATGGCACATGACGATACAATTGAAAGTCTTTATTACGCGCAAGTGCACTCGTTTCCGCCTAATATGAAGCGTGATAAAGAAAAGAAACGGTGGTTTAAACCAACAAGAAAAGCCAAAAGTTGGTTAGTCGCTTAACAAAAGGAATAAAATAATGGCATCAAAATATGTTAGAGGGATCACGGGATATCCAAAAAAGAAAAAACCCGCAAAGAAAAAAGCGAGGGGAAGATACAGTCAGGCTGAGCTGAAAAAAATTCAGGCAGCTAGGAAAAAAGCAACAGCTGCGAATAGGGGAGGATACACTAAAGCTGAGTTGCAAGCCATTGCGGCAGCTAGGAAAAAATCAGTGGCAGCTAAGAAAAAAGCAGCATCAAAGAAAAAACCATCTGGAGACAATATATCTGATTTCTTGCGAACCAATAGGAAAATCTCATTAATTCCGCAAGCTAAGAAAAAGAAATCTCCCGTCGCAGCTAAGAAAAAACCAGCAGCTAAAAAAGATCCAGTCAAAGCATTATCTAAGAAAAAGGCAGCAGTTAAGAAACCAGTTTTAACACCTAAGTCTTTAAAGAAATCAGTGGCTAAGAAAGCCCCAGTTAAAGCAGTGTCAAAAGCTAAACCAGCTAAGGTAGCTAAAAAAGCCCCGGTTG